CTCGTACATAGTTTCAAATTCTTCATGCTCGGCGACCTCCTTAGAGAAGTTCTGCTTATGATATACTTTAGCAAGTTTACGAAACGTTTTTTTACTCATTTCATATTCTTCACAAATATTATCAATTGCTTCTTTAATAAAATCTCGTTCACCATCAATACGTGCCATAGATGCAGATAACTCATCCATACAATTCTTAATAGCTTTACGAGCGGCGGGATCAGAAGGCAAACTCATTATAAACTCCTTAGTTTCAATTCTTCTTCAAATGCTTGTCTGTATGTCGGATGCATACGAGATTGAGTATCTAGGCATGCCTGAATATGCCCAGTGTTCATGTCTTTAAGTGTAATATAGGTCAGGGGCTGATTACCGTCGATACCGTATGTACCCCATTTAAGTACTTCTCGAATTCTATCATGCCCGTCAGTTGTATAAACGCTTAATTCTTCATAAGGAGCATCATTATAAACATTACGTCTAATATATTCTAGACCACCATCTACCATATACTCCTTACCATTCCTATCTTGATAGACAACATAGTCATGTCTATGCTTAGACTCAAGTACTGTACCATCAGGAGTACGGATTGCATTATATACTAACGTATTCATTTTATCTTCTCATCTGCGATACTTCGACCGCGTTATCATCACTAAAAATAGGAACTAAATTAGACTTATGCATAGTAGCAACACCAAGCATTTTATCGCCCGTATAACGCATAACAGTCTTACCAGTATTAACAGCACCCTTATGACCGGTATCTAAACTAGGATAGCGAATAGTCTCGCGAATATAAGGCGTATAAACAGTTCCAGGTAGTTTTATCATATCAGGAGTAGCTTTCTTTTTAACTTTACCAGCAGGCTTAATACCATGCCCGGCGCACCACTTCTCATACGCCTCACGCTCCGCCTTAGGCATAGTCTTAGGTTTAACTTTAGATTTAGTATTTAAGTAGATCATATTATAATTATATAGTAACTAGAGAAAAAATCAACTCTTACGAGGCTGCCGTAACCTTACCTGCCTGACGTTATAGAATCTCTCTGGTTCAGGTAAGTCGTTACTTACTGACCATGGACATGGTTTAGGCTTTTCGAAACGTTTAAGAAACGATACCCAAAGAGATTTTATGCTAAAGGGGCTTTTTCTTCCTTTACCTTAGGAGGCTTAGGTGTTAGAGCAAGTGGGAACGCTTCTCTTACCATATCTTCTTTCAAAGATTTGTACTTAGTTTGTAACTTACGGTCTTTAGCCAGACACAACGCTTCTGCCTCCGTCCAATGAATACCTTCAAGCATATTCACAAACAAAGATTCTTTTTTAAGCTTAGGTAAAGTAGTCCTAGGGTCTAACCAAACATAGAAGCGTCTGAGTTCTAACTGAAGAGAGGATTCGTTATAACCAATTGGCTTATCGGTATCTTTCCTGAATGGAGGCTCACCTTCAGGTAAATCCATCTTAAGCATATGATCGTAATTTAATCGAAGTAAAACAAGTAAAGGATCAGTTACGTTGTTCTTTAAGACTGCGATCTTCTCTTCTCGTGTCTTAGCTACTTCAAATTTATCTAAAATTTCGGATACTAGTAGGTGCATTAAAACTCCTGAATGTGTTCAATCATCTGTTTCATTCTATTAGTCATAAAATAGTCAAGCAACAGGCTTCTATCCTTAACGGGATATGTCGTAAAGGTATTTATAATATCTTCTTGCATATATTTAGGAATCATAGCAAGATCTACCAACGTTGAATTACGATGGTAGTTACGTCTTTCTTCATCGGTATTACATGCAAGAAATCCATTATCAAAGAATTCTTGAAGCCGCTTTGAGGTAATAGACTTCTGTCTTTCCCCGCTTACCAAAGCATCATCTGCCGTTAAGATATTAGGAACCCCGTCTCCCTTATCTCCCTTGACTATATGCTCCATTAATATTTCATGAATACTGGCCTCAGGTTTAATGAATTTCTTGAGGGTAGGAGAAAACTGCTTAACATGCTTATACTTCTGCAACTGATTAAAGTCATGGTCACCAGAGATAATTAGAAGCGGCATGGGTTCAGGTACAAGCGTTCCTTCCTTAAGATCATTTTCTAATGACCAATAGACCAACGTTGCAATTACATCATCAGCCTCTGCCCCCTCTATCTCTATAACCTTATACGGAAATACCGCTTTAAGTTCTTCCTTAATTAAGTTAATAGAGTCAAAGATTAGAGGCCAATTAAACCCTGAGTCTTCTCTGGCCTTTTTGCGGTTAGCTTTATAGTAAGGAAACACCTCCTTACGCCAGTACTTACGACTGTCACATGCAATAACTACTTCTCCAAACTCTTTAAACTTTACCCTATGACTTCTAATGGTATTAATTACCATATGACGAAGTAAATTTACATCTAGCTCGACATCGGTTCTATTACCAATTTCAGCCATTAAATTTGAGATAATGGTCTGGCTATAATCAATTACTACCATCTACTTAATAACTCTCAGAATAATACATTCATCGTTAATACGACCAGTTACATCGTATCCCTTGGTTGTGAGATCGGAGAGAAGCTTACGCAACTTCACCTTACTGGCATCTAGTAATACTTTAAGGAACGCCTCCGGACGACGAATAGAACGACACTCACTCATATCCGGATCATAGTTCTGTAAGGTAGAACCTTTTACCTGAATGCCTAGTACAGAGTCTGAACGATAGGCAGCCAATCTCTTATACTTAACATTATATACCCATACCTGGGAGGCTCCAACCATCTCTGAAGGATTAACTGACTTAATACCCAGTTCAGTATCTTCTTTCTTAAACTTAATCCTAGCCACCTGAACGGCAGGGGGCTTAGCCTTGGTAACTCTAGGTTTACGATTAGCTTTCTTAAACTGCGTATACTTCTCTAGATCAACAATAAAACTACCAAACATTTTAACTAGATTAGCTTGTTGACGACGACTGATATTTGAATATCCATCTTTGGTATCTTTATCTGTAGTCTTATAAACCTCGGTAAACTCTGTACCACGTTTACGAGCCCACTCGTCAATATCCTTGCAGTAAGGTTTAGGAATAGAATTAGCCTGGAGATAATTATAGAGATCAAACTCTTTATCTTCCTTTAGAAAGGCATCAACCTGACCTTCAAGATCTCCAATTACTTCTGCAATTTTATCTTGCATATAATCACGTACCGAAGGACGTGGCGTTTTATCTACTACAACTTTAATAACTTGCTTAGTGGTACTAAGGTTACTGATATAACTATCTAGATCTTCATTATGACGGTCTATCAACGTATTACCGTTTAAAACCATACGCGATAACCAGCCATACGTAAGAATTATATTACTATCAGATACACTATCAATATCGACAGTCATACCTTTATGCTTAATATAAGTCTTTAAATATAACCGCGCATCTTTCTTATCTTTATCTTGATTATAAAAATTAAAGGCACGAGATAAAGCAGACTTATAATTAGTTAAGTCAGGAGTAATACCATGAGGTTCAGTTACAGTAATTCTACTCATCGACCTTCCCCTAGGTTAAATCTAATCTCAGTAACAGCATCATAACGAAATGATCGCCATTCTTTCTTATCGATATCATAAACCGGGCAAGTATCTTCACTCACAGTTTTAATTCGATCGGTTTTCTTTTCATAATCTAACGTCTTACCTTCTTGCAAGGTACAATTCATAATACGTATAGAACCATCTTTCTTACGAAAATGGATATTAACATAATGCATACGCAACACACCTCCTAACCATTCACGAAATACTTTTCGCTCGTCATCGTTTGCTTTAGAGTAATAGGTAGATTCGTATGCCCGGGTTTCAACTTCACTCATAATTAACTTCCAGTTCTCAAAAATAACGTCTTACCATCAGTAGACTTTTGAAAGTCTTCGATAAAAACATGATGCTTATCTTCAGATTCAATTATAGCTTTATCTGCGGCAGACCACAAATCCCACCACTTAAGGTTACCACCGGATAGAGGAATAGATACTGCTCGCTCATGACCCCAATGGTCTTTATAAAC